CTCCTCTGGAACCGTGAGGTCGATTTCGTTTCCGTCGTCTGTGAGTGCTTTACTCATTGATTTCTACTTTTTCGAGAATCACGTCGTACCACCCACTCCCCGGTTCTTCGACGGCGGCGTACACCGAGCCGTCACCGAACACCGGGTAAGAGAGCATATACCACGTCCCGTCTCGGTCGTCTTGGGGAATCTGCGTGAGAAGTTCCTGCTGACCGTTCCGTACCTGACCGGCGAGGATTTCCACCGTCGCTACCGCATCGAGGTGATCGGGCGCTCCGAGCGTTTTGTCGTTGATGTGGAGCGTGAGCCGGTCGTGTAGGTTGACGCTCTTGAGCGGCTGGCACTCGGACTGAGAGACGACGATGGAGTTGTCCTCCTCTGGTTCTTCCACGTCGTCGGCCCATTCCATCAGACGGACTTGCTGGCCGTCGTCCCCCTCCTCGATGTGGTAGACCGCCCCCCGGTGGTGGAGAACGTCCATCACGTCGTCGGGAACTTCCCCATAGGCGAAGATCGCGCTCGGGAAGGGAGCTGACCCGTCCGTATGCTCGAACTTGAGGCGGCCCTCGATAACGCAGAACACCTCGGCTTCGACCGCGTACTTGTGGAACCATTGCGTACTCGTTCGGTTCGGAACCAAACAGAGAACGTAGGCCACATCGTCGCGTTGAGCCTCGGTGCTGGCCTTCTTCATCCAGTCTTCTATGTCCGAATACGGCGGGTTCATCCACACCGCCCCGAACCATCGCTGTGCGAGGCCGTCGTCTTCTATCGTGAACCGTTGCTTTCCGATGGGTTCGGGTTCACATCCAGAACAGGGGTCGAGGTCGAATCGTCCGCCGTTCGCTCGCTTCAGTTGGCGAGCGAGTTCAACAGGAGTGCCGCGTTCGTCGTTACCGGATTCGTAGTGCGCCTTGTTTTGAAAATCCCTACCTCCTTCAGTCGGTTTGTCCTTGGTCTTGCTGTTCGTACTCATCTTCGAGGACGGCGACGTGTTCCGTTATGTCCATCGCGTGAAGCTCACCGTCGCGCTTCTTGAACTCGATTACCGCTCTGTCCTGCGAAGCGGCTCGACGAAGAATGTCCATCAGAATATCCTTCGTCTCTGGTGGAAGTCCGACGCTCACGAGAACAGGGCCTCCGCTTGGGCTTTCATCTCGCGGGGTTCGGGGTCGAACACTCCCTTCCACTTCTTGTTTCGTTCTTTTGCCAACCGTAGTGACCGCTCGATTTCGAGTGCGAGCGCGTCGATCTCGTCGTGTAGGTCTTGGTCTTCTTCTGTCATCGTCGCAAGTTGCTGGCGAGGTTGACGTAGCCGAGGCGGTCACGGTAATCATCTTCGTGGTAATCCCCGCCCTGTGCCCGTGCGAGTTTGAACAGCGCCATCATATCCGCCACGTCGGACGGGGTGATGTTCGGGTCGGGGATTCCGGTGTTGATGAAGTATGCGTTCCAGTAGTGAGCGATTCGTTGGAAGGAGTCTTCGGGAGCGCCGTGGGTTTCCGAACGCCCCTCGATGATTTCAGCCGCTTCTTCGAGCAGTCTCCCGTTATTCACTTCGTCCATGTCGTACTCGGTCGTATTTGATCTCGTCCACGTCCATTCGAGCGTGGTCGGTCGATTCTTCACAAACCGGACACACCATCTCGGTTTGCTCACCCCTGTCTCGTTGGCTGATCACGTCCGTCTCGAAGTCACCGCACTCCGAACAACGGTAGCGGAAGGCGTCCTTGATGCCTCGAACTTGTGACCGGACGATTCGACCGCCCTGAATCTGCTTGAGTCCGTTCTCGTAGTAGAACTTCACCGTCCCGTCAGGGAGGTTCATCACATCGACTACGTTCTCGTACTCTTTGAAGTTCGTGAGGTTGCCGTCGTCGTCAACCTGAGCGAGATGGATGTTGTGGCTGATTCCGTCTGTGCCGAAGCTCATCATTAGTGGTGGAGGGCGTGGTTACTCGTCGTCCGGTGCGAAGTACCCGGAGTGCTTGCCGTCGCGTTCTCCGAGTAGTTCGAGGTCGCCGCGCTGAAGTCTGAGGTAAACGCCGAAAGCAGACTCCTTCATCCCTTCCAGAATCTCTACGAGCTGTTCGTCGTCTTCGCCCTTCGCCATGAGAATCCGCTCATCGAGGGCGTTACTCAGCTTGAGTGCCCCCGACTTGTAGGCGTCAAGCTCCTGATGAGCCGTCTTAATGTCGCCCACGAGGTCAGAGAGGCGTTCGTCCTCGCCTCCGATCTCCACGGTTGTTTCGTTCATCAGGCGTTTCAACTCGGCAGTCGTGTCCGTGATAGATTCAGTCGCTTCCATAGTAACCAGATTGGGTGTCAACTCGGCCCGCCGCCTTCGGGTCGCTGACGATCTCGTAGGTGGGTCGCCCGTCGTCGCAGATAAGACCGCACTCGGGACAAACCGGCTCGCCCGTGTCTATCTTCTTCGCGGCTTCCTCACAGTCCGGGCAGTAGAGGGTTTCCTCCGTGATTTTCTTCTTCAGCACACGGCCTCTCGGGGAGTCGTGAGCGATAGGAATGAACTCGTCATAGTATCCCTCCATCAGCTCGCCGTCAATCATCCGTCCGGGGTGGTAACAGCGGAGGTGGGTGGGCATCCAGTCGTACTCGGTTTCGAGTGCGAACTTGTGGAGCGCCCAGTAGTCGTGGATTCCGGGGCCGCTCTCCATTTTAACCGTGTCAGCTCTTGGCTTGCCGAAGAACTCGTCTTTAGTATCCATTTAGTGTCCTGCTTTTGCGTACTGCTAAGAATCAGAGAACGTTGCTTAAGTCTTCCGTAAGACTCACCGCTAAGTCTCCAAGTCTTTACGGCTGATACTGAACGTCGTAGAGCCACGTCAGCGGGAGGCTATCCGAGACTCCGTGAATCGTCGCACCGGGCATCGACCACTCGGAGATAGACTCCTCGAAGTCACCCGGCGGCTTGATGGAACCCGAGCGAATGACTGGAACGTTCATCACGCGGTCAACGCCCTGCGTGTGGTAGTGCCCGGCGTAGGCGATCTCGAAGTCGTGCTGAAGCATCCAGCCTCTCCAATCCCGCTTCGAGGCCGCCGTCCCGATGTGTTCCGCCGCGTTCTGCCCGTGCCGGAGGTGGGCCTTGTGACCCCGCATCTCGAAGTTCGTGAACCCCGTCCGGTCGTTCCGAATGAAGGTGATGTTCTCGTACTCCGACGCCCGGACAATCGCATCGAGCATCCGGTACACGATGTCGTCCCCGTTCGCCTGCTGACTCGAACCGCTAATGCGAATCTCGCCGTGATTCCCGGTCTGACACACGACCTGAACAGCCTCGAAGTGTTCCGCGAGAATCCGAATCTGCTCGAAGTGAGCCTGAGTCGCAATGTCGATCTGCTCGTTCAGGTTCTTCTCCATCTCCCACGCTTGGCCGAGGTAGATACCAGAGCCGGTGATAATGTCACCGCCCATCAGGTAGTGAACCGTGTGGAACTCCCACCCGGCCTTCCGCTGTCGTTCGACCAGCTCAAGCGTCTTCTTCGTCCGGTAGCGAATCCGCTCAAGAGCGATTTCGGTGTTGAACACCTCGTTCCCAAACTCGTCTTCGAGAACGTCGCCAATGTGGTCGTCCGTGACGTGAATCACCACGTCCTCCTCCCCGCCTTCGGAGAGGGGAACTTCGCTGATAGCGGGTTCCGTCGCGTTCAGCACCTTATCGAGTCGTCGGGAGAGTGACCCGGCGGCATTGTTCAGCCGCTTCGTCTTCGTCGCCTTCGTGGTGGAACCGTACTCAGTCGTCCGGTTCTGGTTCGTGGGATGTTCCTTCTCCACGTTCCGCATATACGCTTCGACCTTCCCACCCTCGATGCGTCTTTTCGCAAGCGGCGCTCCCTTCCGCTCGATACTGCTGATGTGATCGCGGCCCGTTGACTCGGAGAACCCAAACTCCTCGGAGAGAGCAGAGTAGGTCGCAGGCAGATAGTCGATGATTTCCAGTTCGGTCGGTGTGAGGTTCTGTTCGTAGTTCATGTAGGTACGTATTCTTCGTCGTAGATTCGACAGGATTCGTCCGAGAGGTCGTTCATTCCAACGCAGAACTCGCCGCCCGCATCCCAAACGTTCTTGCAGACAAACGGCCCTTCGTATCGGGTGATTAGGTCTTCAACAAGCGAGCGCGTCGTGGACTCGTTGAACCCCTCGATGGGGCGAAAGAAGTTCACGATCACGTCGATGGGGACTTTCTTCTGAATCAGCTCCTTCATCACGTTAATTTCCATCACGCGACTCTCGGAGCCGTAACCGTAGGAGTCGTCGCGCTTGACGAACTCCATAATACAGGGCTTGTTCGCAACGAGAAGCGGAATATCGCTGACCTTGATTCGGTCGTTCGCTTCCTCCGTGTAGCGTTTCACCGCCTTCGGGTCTTTCACCGACCGGCGGCGCTCGCTGTACGTGTTGTCGCCACCGCTGGCGTTCCGTACTTCGAGGGCGACCTCCCGGCGTCCGTCCTTCGAGGGGGTTCGCTCCTTGTAGGGCACGGGCCGGGGGCCGCTGGTAAGTTTCAGGTATTCCTCGGGAGTGAGGTCTACCAGTTCTTCGATGCCCACCGGGACACACCAACTCGTTTCATCTCGATGCTCCGCACCGGGATGAGGCGTGTTCGGATGCCGGACGAGACGAGCGAGGTCGCTTGAGTCAACGTCCACCCACGGGCCGATGTTAACTCCGCCCGCGATCTCGTCCAGTTGTTCTATCATCTGGTCGCCGTACCGCTCAAGACCACGCTTGAACTGCGTGTAGGAGCCGTTCGATACGTCCACTTCCTCGAAGTCGAAGAACAGGTGGATTCCCTTGTGGCCGGACAGGGACGCTCGCCAATGGTCTTGTTTCCCTCCCTCGATGATCGCCTCAGCGACGAGCTGAACGCGAATCAGAAGGTCACTCATCGAGCGTTTCCACGCGTCGAGGGTTCGGTTCCGTTCGCGGTATTCCGAGTCTTTCGGAATATCGAAGTCGATGAAGATTGTGTCAATCTTCGGGATGTTGTCACCGTCGTCGGTGTGACCCCGAGGGAAGGAGTAAACAGACACGTAGCCTGCCTTTCCAGCACGACCGGCTTCCAGAAGGTTGCTTACCAGTTCTACTCGATTATTCGCCGGTTGCTGAATCTTGAACCGGGTACTCGCCTGACGGGGAGCGTTCGGCCCCACGTCGGGACACCATACTTTCGATGCTTCCCATAGAAGCTTCTCGTGATTTCCCATGTGTGAGTGTGGTCATTCGGTACACCTCGTGGCGAAGCTGGTACAACCCGCGCTCTGACAGTCGGGGCAGTATTCGGAGAGGCCGCCCGTACTGGTTTCACAGCACCGGCACGTCCAACGCCCGTTCATCCGAGAGTCCCGCCAGCGAAGGCTTCCTCGGCGTCGGCATCGACTTCAGCCTCGGAGTCGTCGGAGTTGTCGCCACCGTAGAGCGACTGACCGAAGACGTCTTCCTCGGCGCTCTCGGCCTCCTCTACTTTGTCTTCGAGGATGTTCTGCTTCGTGATGTTCAGCTTCTCCCCGGTGAAAGGATGGGTCACGAACAGGCCGTCGCCTTCGCAGTACCGCTCGATGTATTCCTCCGCAATATCGTCGGGGAGGGCCTGCCGAGCGGTTTCCTTCGTGTCCTCGATCACCTCCTCCCAGTTGAGGGTCACGTCCCGGCGGGCTTGAGCCGCGAACTCGGACGCCTTCCACATCACGGGGTTCTCACTCTGGTCTTTCCGCACGTAGCCCTTCGTGAGCATATTGTTCAACGCGGAGTGAACGTCGCGGTTCGTGATGTTGAAGCCACGGTCGCGCATCTCCATCTGAATCTCTGCCTTCGAGTACCCGTCGTTCGTGTCCCGAAGCATCGACAGCATCTCGAAGTCGATCTCCCGCAGGTTGAGCGCGGAGAGAATCATCTGCTCACCGAAAATCCGCATAGCGTACCACACGTCGGCGGGCGTGATTAGGAGAGTCGCCGTCTCCTTCCGGTCGGGGAGCGCGGGCGTCATCCGGTCTTTGTAGTGGAACAAAGCCACCGACCGGCAGAAGTCCAGCAGGCGCGGGAAGTCCTGTCGGGCCTCGGTGAAATGCTGAGGGAGCGGGTTCTGGTTGTTCAGAGCCACCGACACCGGGTTCAGCGTCCCACCGTTCGGGCCTTCGTCGGAAGCGAACATCTTGACCGGGATGCCGGAGACGTAACTCCGAATCTCCTCTCGCTCATCCTCGGTGAAGTTATACTCGACGAGGCCAGCTTCCTGTCGGGCCTGTCGCCGGTTCACCTTCTTGGTCAGCTCCTCGGAAGCGTCAATCGAGACGACCAGCGCCCGGTTTCGTAGTTCGGGGTAGTCGTTGAGATCGACCTGCTCGTTGTCCGAAGCGACGAACAGAACGAAAGCGTCCGGGGGCTTCAGCTCGAACGACTCTGTTTGGCCGCTCGTGCCGAGAGCGCGGGAGTGAGTAGCCGACTTACCCTCCCCGTGGCGCTTCATAATCTCCTCCAAGTGCTGTTTGTCTTGAAGGGTCGCAATGTCCGGGTAACGGTGGACACGGGCCGAGTTCATCTGGTCTTCCTTCATGTAGAGGTCAGTCTTCGAGGTGGAGTCGGGAACCTTGAACACGAAGTCGCCCTTCGTGCAGTAGTCCGCCGCGTCCACCACCATGTCCTTACCTCCCCGAGAGAGGCCGGTCATAGCGACGAACCCCCCGTTGAACCACGAGAGGAATACGGTCTGAAGGGTGTCTTCTTCCCCCATCAGGCCGAAGTCCTCTTTCATCAGGGTGAGATCGTACAGGTTCGGAATGTAGGTGTCTTCCATTAATTGAGGAATCGAGGTCGTCTCACGGACTGCGTTGCATACGCCTATTTCATGTCCTGAGTCCGGTTGCTATACTACTTCATCGAGCGGGAGAACAGAGCCTACTCGTCCTTTCGGACGTGCTTCTCCCACCGCTCCATGATGCTCCTCTCGGTGGATTCCCACGCGAGGTCTTCCAGCGCCTCAATTACCTCGTCCACGTCTTCGTCGGCGGGAACCTCGGCGGTGAGGAACGTGTGGGCAGTCGCCGGTTCGTACTGACCCAACTGTTTCTTCTTGTCTGCTCCGACCTGTACCTCCGTCACGTACTGCTTGGCTTCGTCCTTATCCATTTGTATGAGTTAACGTTATCCGTCCGAGTCTTTACGCCAAGAGTGTCTACATCCGGCGCTCGATCTCGCCAATCACCGCATCGAGGTCGTACTCGGCGTCACCAACCTCACCGTCGACGAGCTGTTCGACGTTCTCCGGCGTCGTCTCACCCGTGTTTGCCATGAAGTCGATGATCTGGTCAGCGGCCTGCGGGACACCCTCAGGAAGCTCCTTGTCGGTAGCGTCACCGCCGCCGAGCGAACCACCCGAGGACTCCTCGGCGTCGTCGTCCGACGAGCCACCGCCGTTGTTGGCGATAGTGATACCGGCGAACGTCTCGGCGTCGAGAACCTTCGCGTCCGTGTATTCCACGTAGTCGTCCTCGCTCTCCGCGTCGTCGGGGAGGAAGCCGTCCTTGTAGTAGGAGAGGATGATGCGCCGCCCTTCGAGGTCGTCGCGCAGTTCGATGGCGTCCTCGTTCAGCCAGTTGTAGTTGTCGTCCTTGTCGTCAACCACATCGTGACCGGCGGGCGTGATGACCTTGGCGAAGGTACGGTTCTTCGTCCCGTTCGAGAGCCACAGCGTGCAGTTGCCGAGGCTCACCGGGTCGTCGCCCTCACGCACGGCCTCCTGAAGCTTGTACGTGAAGTTGTTGCTACCGAACTGCTCGTTGTGTCGGGAGGGAACTTCGTCAGCGCCCACATCCTCGGTGGGAGCGCCGTTGTCGTCGGTGGCGAACCACGTATCCCACCCGAACACTTTCAGGGTGTCGTCGGAGTCGTCGCCCGGCGACCGCTCCATCACGATGCCGTCGATCACCTTCACGTCGTCGGCGTCCACGATGAGGGACTGACCGTAGGACGACCCGGTGTATTCACCGAGCCGCGAGATCGAGAACTCGATGAAGGCGTAGTTGTTCATCTTCAGGGAGATGCGCTCCTCGAAGTCGCCGTCCGCGCCGCTCTGGTTGTTGGTGTTGCCGCCGCTGTTGTAGTCGGTGGAGAACAGGCTCATTATTGCTGTATAGGTTTCTCTGGTTTGCTCGTCAGTCGGTTCAGCTCAGGCTACGACATTGTGTTTGCGTCGTAGCGAAACGCCGAAGGCAGGACTCGAACCTGCAACCTACGGAGTAACAATCCGTCGCACTACCAGTTGTGCTACCTCGGCAAGAGAAAATGAGGGGCGGGTGCTTGTCCTCACTCTATTAGATGTGGGACTAAGACTTAAAGATGCCTATATGATTCTTAGAAGTCGTCGGGAGGGATACCCCGCTCGATGAAATTAGTAGCAAGTAGAGAACTCGAAGGGCCGTCGATCACTCCGCCGCCTCCGAGAGTGCGTCGAAGTTCGGAACGACCGTACCATTCACGCGCTCGCCGGGAACGCTCTGCCCGGACAGCTCGAACACGTCGGCCACCTTCTCGATGCCGAACGCATCCAGCAGGTCGAAGAACTCAGCCGCCGCGTCCTCGATGCCATCGGGGAGATCGAACTCCAAGTTAGCCGGGTCGGGGCCGTTCGCCGTGTACGTGGGAATCACCACGTAGAGGTCTTCGGTCAGCTCGCCCCGGTCGATGAGTCTCGGCTCACCAAGCTCGATCTGTACCTCGAAGCCGGAGTCCGTTCGCTCAGCGATTGCGTTGAAGACCGCATCAGCGCCACCGAGGTCGAGGTAGTCGAGGGGGTCGTCGTCGTTACTTCGTCGGAACAGTAGGTTTCGGATGAATCCAAACATAGCGTCTCTCTGGTTCCAGCAGTTAGCCGCCGCTGGCGCGTCTCAAGGTAGCGATACAGAATCCCCTATGACCAAAGGGGGAAGCGACCGGCGGGAATTGAACCACACCTTGACCCCGCCCACGCCCGTCGAGGGGCATGGTCACGGGGCCACCATTGGTCGCAAGATCAGCGATACACCGCATCGAGTTGGGAGGAATCGAATCATCCCTCTATGCGTACCAGCTACTCGGAAAAGCCACCGTAGCGGTGGCTGGATACCAACGAGTCAAACCATTACAGATTCAGCCAAGCAAAGCAGTCGAGGGGGCCGCCGCGACCTCCTCACTCTATTAGACGCGGTTCTATGACTTAAAGATTCCTCTTTGAGTCTTATCTCCTCGCGCTGGCATAGCAAAGACTTAATAGACAGACTTCTTCTTTGGAGGTATGGCTAAGACGAAACACAAGAACGAAGAAAAAGTCGTCAAGTGTCCCGTGGAGGGGTGCGACCACGAGGGCCTGTCCCGAGGTATGCACCTTCACGTTCGTCAATCGAGCGGCAACGGACACGGCCCTAACGGGGATGTTCCCGACGGCTTAGATTTTAGTAATTTGGAAGTGGTGGGTACAAAGGAAGTTGAAATGGATTACCCGTCTGAGCGTAAAGGAGAAGACGTAGCCCGTCTCTGTCCTTTCTGCCGTCGCCCGTTCAACGGGTATCAAGGGGTAATGATTCACCTTGGGCAGATTCAGGGCAAGGAGAATCACCCCGAAGACGCGGCTGATATGGTCGATAAGGATGATTGTCCGGTTGCTCACGTCGATGAGAACCGGAACGTCATCGAGGTCGTGGAGCAGGGCGACCCCGACCTGATGCCGTCCACGGAAGAACGGCGGGACGGCTCCGTACCGAGAGCTGACGTGATTGCCTACATCGAGTGGGCTGAATCGAACGACCAGCTCACGGCGGCAAACAAGGCACGGGAGATGCTACTCTAAGTCTCGATCTCGTCCCGCCACTTATTCGAGAAGAACGACGTTTCGTACTTCCACCGATTGATGGATGGGTCGTTGCGGTACATCTCGTTCATCGACTTCACGATCTCGTAGAAGCCCTGCTTCGAGTGGTGCTTCCCTTCGGCTACCGGCATGACTATCTCACCCATAAAGATGCCCAATAGCTCGTTCTTCTGGATGATGTAGGGGGCAAGCGGGCTGAAGAACTTATCAAGGTCTTCAGCGCCCGACACCACGAACGACATCGTGGATTGCAGGTCTTTGATTTCCCACCCGACGCTCTGCTCCGAGCAGTATTCCTCAAGCATCCCGAACACGACCGTCTCCGGGTCGCTCCGGTTCATCTTGAACACCGGCTTCATCGTGTAGCCGGTCTTGTATTCGTCGTCTTCCTCTATCTCAACCCGGAAGCGGCCAATCGAATCGACCACTCCTGAGAGATACGCTACGTCGTCCTCTTTCATACCACCCAGTTTCGGGGTGGCGTGTTAAGTCATTCATTGTTCATCAATCTAAAGACTTAGAAACGGCATCTTTAAGTCCTTAGTCCTCGTCTATTAGAGTGAGGAGTTCTTCCGAGCGGTTCTACTACACCGTATAGTACCTACTCTATTCTAACTACTCTGATAAAACTCAGTTAGATAAAGAGGCTCGATGTAGTGAACTACTCTTAGTAATACACTTAGTGGTTATACACTTAGTTATACTGTTAGGTCAGCTACGGGGGAGAACTCTACCTAAGATGATATTCTATGGAATCTCCCAAAGAGAAGCACCCACCTGAAACAATCACTCCCGACACAGAGAACGCAACGTACTTCGACCCGAACGAACGGAACAGCAATCCGAGCAAATTCCGGCGGCTAATGCTCTACAACCGTGGAACGTGGAAAGACCGCCGAGAAGAAAACAAGAGGGTCACTCATCGACAGGACAATCTCGCAATTCTGGACTCTCTTGCTGGTCAGCTCGATCTTACTCGCTTCCAGAAGGAGAAGGCTCGTCGAGTCTTCGATGATCTGGAATTGGGTAAGCTCGGCAAGTCAGTATCGCTCGTCGCTTTCGGCGTTTGTACGCTGGTTGCCAACGACGACGTTCCCAACGGAACCCGCTATTGGCCCACATCCAACGACACCTGCTCGTTGTTCGAGTCGATTGCTGACGACCTCGGCTTCACCGAGAACCAGCAACTCAGCATTATTCTCACCATCGACCACCGGAGGGTCGAATGAGCGAGTTCACCATCCTCCGAGATACCCGAGAACACGAAGGCCACGGGTATTGGTTCGAGGATTACCCCGTGAGGGTGAAGGAGAAGAAGCTCCGCACCGGAGACTACGCCGTAGAGGAACCGGGTTACTACGGCAAGCACGGAACCTACGTCCCGCCGTTCGCCGTCGAACGAAAGGCGAAGGGTGACTTCCTTAACTCCATCACTCACGAACGCGACCGCTTCGAGCGGGAGCTGAAGCGAGCCGATGATTGGGAAGCCCCGATGCCGGTCGTGATCGAAGCTCCGTGGCTTGACTTCACGCAGGGCAACTACTGGCGGAACATCAATCCCAACTCCATCATTGGGACGGTCGAAAAGTGGCCGGGCTACTACAACGTGGACTTCTTCTTCAAGCCGACAGACTCAGACGCAGAGCAGTTCACCTACGATTTTCTCAAGTGGTGGCACAACCGAGGGTGAACGTTCACACCTCTGCCGACGAGCTTCTGCTCAAGCGTGATCGAATTACGATGCTGTAAAAGGCGCGTTTCACACTCTATACTACTGATATTCGTCTTCTGGTTGTTTATCATACGTGGATAACTCCACGACTTTCCCGAGAGTCAAAATCACTCGGTCGGTCGAACTCAATTTCTCGTAGAAAACAAGAGCTGGACGCAGAGCTTCGTAGATATTCTTTCTATGGCTGTTCAACTGCTGATCGACGAATTGCGACATTTGCTATTTCGCTAACTATACTTTCGGAAGGCGTTACCCTACACTCGAAGAACGACGGACTGCGCGGCTTCAAGCGCAGAGGCGGCCTCATCGAGATAATCTTTGTCGGCGTAATTGGCTACGTCGACGTATCCTCTCACGAGGGAAAGAACGGTTAGAAAGTCAGAGAAGCTTCTCATTTTCAAGTTGCTTCTCGATTTCCGCACGTCGGTCTTCGTTGCGATTCTCCGCGATTGCCTTCTGGAGAAGGAACACGGGAAGCAGTATGACCACTCCGATGAACATAGCCCCGAACACAGCGAGGCCGCTCACCAGCTCACTCACGACTCTCCTCTACCCACGAGATTGCCGTAGCAAGGGCGCACATCATTTCCATAAACCACGGCCCGGCTTGGGTCGAGTAGACCGGGTATCCGTCCTCGATATACTCGTCGGGCGTCCCCTCATTCACAATCTCGAAGTCTCGAACGACGATATTGTATCCCTGCTCGGGGTCGTCGTTCTCCGGGTAGACCTCCACCTCAACGCACTTTTCGTAGCTGATGAGCCGGAAGTCGTACCCTTTGCCTCCGATTGGGCAGTATTCCCAATCGTACTTGGTGAGATCAGGGCCGACGTGGTTGCCGGTCGTGTCGGTCTTGACCGCCACTACAACCACCCGAGGTCTTCCGCAATGTCCTCCCCGAGCCTCGCCTTTTGATCAGCGGCGTACTCATCCTGCTCGATGCTTTCGACCGCCGCAAGCCACGCTTGGCGGGCTTCTTTCTCCGTGATGATTGAGTCGGCGTTATCGAGATCAAGCTCACGAACGTAGTAGTCGTAAGTTTCTGCGATTTCGGTGGATTCGTCACCCGTGTTCGGAGCGTAACCTGCCGCGACAGCCGGGCAACAGCATCCACCAATCGTGTCCTTTCCGTAAGCGAAGTTTCGGTTTTGCGTACTCATTCTTGGGTGTAGATTACTTCGTAGTCGTTCACTCGAACCCGAACGTAGCCGTCGCCGTACTCGTTCGGCGGGTCACAATCCAGAAGTTCGAGGTCGCCGTCGCGGTCTGCTTTCTCCGCCGCAATCAGCGCCTCCTCGTACAATCGCTCGATGAAGCGCCACTCGTTGTTGAAGTCCTCCTCCGAGGCGAGGTAGGCAACGTCCGGTTCGTCGTCGCGGAGCAGAACCACCCGCTCCACGTCACACCGGAACGAACGCATTTCCTCACACTCCCATCCTTCTCCCCATCGACCCTCGGCGTAGTGGCACGACTCAATGAAGATAGCCGCACCGTCCTCGAAGATAGGGTAGTCCGGGTCACACGGCATCCACTCGTGGTCGTGAGAATGGTCGGGAGCGTTCCACGGCGCTCGTGGGTCGCCAGCCGACGTTCCCGGTGGGTAATTACTCACCGTACACCACCGGGGCGATTGCGAGGTACTTCTCCGAGTCCTCGGGGTGAATTACCGCGATGAAGTTCCACTCGGGGTGGACGTAGATCGCGTCCTTGTTCTCCCGAAGGTCGATGTCGAAGAACTCCTCTGCCTTCTCGAAGTAGTCCTTCTGAATCCGTGTCTTCACCGTGGCGTCCTCGGCCTCCTCCGGCCACAGATCAACTACCTCAGTCTCCCCGGCGATAATGTCCTGAATGACCTCAGGGTGTTCCGACGCGAGAGTGTAGTCCCACGTTATCCGCTTGTTCTTCTCCCTCAAGTCTTCGCCGTAGGTTCCGAGGCAGACCGTGTTCTCGTCGTTCTCTATCGCTCCTTCGAGCGTTTCGGTATTCGCGCTTCCGAACAGTTCCTCGAACTTCTCCTCATCAGTTTGGATTGTAACACTCATTATTGATTCTCTGAGTCTTTGCCGCGAAGTTCGTACAGAGCCTTCACGAACTCCGTCATATCGTCGAAGCTACTCCGCTCGACCGTCTCGCCGTCGTAGTACGACGATTGGTTGTCTCGAACCATATCGAGGCAGTCGTCGCACAGACCGTTTCGAGGGCCGGGCGTCTCGTTGCCACAGACCTCGAAGTATTCACACTCCCAATCCTCGGGTCGGGGTTCCGACTGAGTGTTGTGAGAGGTGTGGGTCGTATCGACACCGAGCTTGTTCATCCAGTAGGAGATCGTCCCGGCGGAACAGCCGAGTTCGTCTCCCATTTCGGACTGGTCAAGCCCCTTGTCGTGATACAGTTCGTGGAGCGTTTCTGCGTCCTTCCACGGTTCTTCTTCGGGGGTTTCTGCCCCGAAGTCTGCGAGCGTACTCATTCTATGACGCCGTTTCCATCGGGTTCATCATCTCGCTCTCCTCCATCCAGTAGGTCGGGAAGGGGTGAGTCGGGAGTAACAATTCGGGCGGACATACCGATACTAACCGCACGAGGTTGACACCCGGTTCTTTCAGAGCGCGACACCTACCACCACCCCTCGAATCCCATCACTTGACGGGCGAGCTGGTCGATGGAATCCCGACCGTTCAGGAACAGGACGTTCGACACCATCTGCTTGATCGCATCGAGTCGGGGGAACGTCGCGTCCCGAACGTCCATCCACTCTTTCACCACTCCCCGGAGAGAGCGGGACTTGTCGTAGAACGCCACCATTAGTTCAGCCGAGAACTGCCGGGCGAGGTTCCACGCTTCGAGCTGTTCGAGGTATCGTCCGCGTAGTCCGTTGTTCATTTTACGCAGTCACCTTCGGGGCGTGTTCTGGTCGGGTCGCGTTGATGCGGTAGAGGCCGAAGACCTCCCGCATAATCGCCTGATTGTTGTAGTCAGCTCGGGCGTAAGCTCGGTAGAGGTCGCCCTCCCAAAGTGCCGTGAAGAAGTGTCCGCCGTATGGCCGGAAGTCCTCGGCCTTCTCCTCGGTCAGCGACGAGGGAACGTGGTCGGTTCCCCGGACGTACTTTTTCACTTCTTCCAGCACGGAGTTACGGTAGACGTCTTTGCCGTCGTCGCGCTCTTGCTCCATCGAGGAAATGTCGAACTCACACACCTCGATGAGTCGCTCGTCAGCTCCGGCCCACCGGAGTAGGCGTCGTTCGTGGTCGGTCAGATTCGGCTCGAATCGGTCGTCGTTGGCTTCCATTTTCTGTAACCTCTAAGACTCGGAGTAGTATCTATAAGTCTTTGCCGCTTTTGGTCAGCTCATCATAGGCCGGGACGACCAGTTCCCGACGACGGGGGCGCTCCCCGTTTCGCCATTACTCTTGCCAGTACCGCCGCTCGATGTTGATTATCTCTGATACATCGCGGCGAGGTTTCGACTTTCCACGCCGTCGCCAACACGCCTTCCTCCGAATGGAGTAGAAGTAATCGTAGTCGGCTTGCTCGATCTTCTCAATATTTTCTTCCATACTACCGGGGGACACCGCAGGATGTTCGTCGGTCTATTCGCTGTCGTACTCGAACCAGAACTTCACTCCCGCTCCCTTCCCGGTGAGAGTAGCGAACGAGAACGAGAACCCGTGTTCCTCCATCGTTTTCCGCTCGCTGTTCATCACGAGGTGGGAACACGGGTCGCCGCTACTGTCCACGTAGGGATGGAACGGAATCAGGAGCATCTGAACGTCTCCCATCTTCCCCTCCCGGATGTGGCTCAGCTCACGGAACCGCTCGGGAAGCTCGTCGAGGATTTGTTCTTCGAGATCGTCGTAGTCAACCTCGTCGACGCTCGGTTCTTCGGTGCTGTCGCTACCTGCCGGGAGTGCTTTGGTACTCATTAGGGGTTACTCGCTGAGAATTTCGTCCGCTCGATCTCCGTACACCGCTTCCAAGTGTTGCCAGCTCGGAGGGTCGGGGTTTTCTTCGAGAGAGCAGTTCACATCTTCCACGAATCGCTTAGCGACCGCTTCGAGGGATTCGTCTTCCATATCCAACTCCCGTGCTACGAAGTCGATTCCACAGAAGTCTCGTCCATCACTCGCCAATTCCCACAGGACGTGCGCTCGGTCGCCCTGTCGGGCTATCTCCTCCAGCTTCTCCTCCTCTGTTGCGTTGTTGAATGTCGTTATCGCACGATCTCGTTCCCGGCGAGCGCAGACGTTATCGAGGAACAGCTTGAGAGAATACTCGGGAATCTCCCGGTCGGCGTTCCGCACCGCGACTCGTGGACTGATTACCTCGAACGGCTCACCGTCCGGGTCGTACACTCGCCACTCATCTCCACGGAGACATTCGAGAGTGTACGTCACCGGCTCCTTCGAGGAAAGGTGGATGTAGTAGTCGTACTCGAAGCGAACTCCCTTACCGTAGATCGGCCCTTCGAGCAGGTTTATCGCTTCACCCAAATCATCACGAGTTTCCTCGATGAAGCGGAGCTTCGTGATTACGTCGTTGTAGAACCCGGCGAGGGCAAGCTGTTGAACAGCCTCCTGCTGGTCGTCCGGGTCGTTGTAGTACCGTTCCCCGCCTTCGTTGTAGAACCCTTCCTCGGCGTGGTAGATCACGCATCGCTGGTAATACTGAATCAGGTCGTGGTTCTCCACAGCGGCCTCAGCGATAGCCCACAAGGGAACGTCCTCGGGAATCTCGTCGGGGTTATACGCCGAGGTTCGTATCTCGTCTCCTCCCTCTCGGGAGTAGTCGTAGTATCGCTTTGCGGTAGCCTGTACCTCTCGGATGTATGCCTCGAAGGAATCGTATTTGTTGCTCATTATCACACCAGAATTACTGCTCCACCGCTCCCTCCTCGTCGCTTGAAGAAGTCTCGCAGAATCGCCCTCAGTTCCACACTTCAACCCCCGGAGTGTCCACGTAGAGCGGCCCGATCAGCTCGGCCACTTCGCTGAAGTTCTCCGGCTTCACGATGAAGCCCCGCCAAGCGAGACTGAACTTCCCGAGGTCTTGCTCCTGAAGGGCGTCGTCCACGACTCGGCAGACGTGTTCGTTCCAGAGCCGGGGAATCACGAAGAACCCCTGAGGGAACTGTTCTATCTGGAAGGTCGTCGGCGTCTCTTTCGTGAGGGAACCCCATAGGTGGGTCTTCTCCGGGTCGCCGCCGTGGTGGGACACCCACATCTTGTTCAAGAGGCTCCGACGCTTCTCGTGGAGGTGGAGGACTTCGCGGTTCTCCGGTTCCATCAACGCATCGAGGCTGTCGATCTCGTTGAGGTGGGCCTCCAAGTCACCGACCGTGAGAATCTTCGCCACGTTCTCGTTCAGCTCTGCCATCACTCCGTAGGGAGTGTCCGACTTCCACCCGTTCTCGATTGTTTGCTTGATGGTCGCCGGGTTCAGGACGAACCGCCGGTAGTAGGCATCGACCTTGTTGAAGGAGGTAGTGTAGAACTGCTCGATGCGTCCGAACTCTGTCTCGTACACCGTAGGGTCGTCTTCGTTGCTGAACTCGGCGTCGGGCATCTCCCGGTAGAGGGTCTTACTCTTACCGTTGAACCACTCCCGAATCCAGAACTCGTCGTAGAGCGGAAGGGGGTCGTCGGCGTCGGTGAGCTTCCGGGCCTTCCACACCGGGTCAACCGGGTCATTCGGTTCAAGCCGGGGCGGGCTGATGCTGTTCGCTTCGAGGGTGTTTACCAGCGACTCTCCGGCCTTTGTCTCTATTGTAGTAGGAAGCATCGTTACCGGGTCATTCGCCGCGCCGCCATTCCACCGACGAGCCGCTGATGGTGCTGTCCACAGAGGATGAATCGTCCGGTGTCGTCCTCCGCGATCTTGCTCCCTTCGTAGGGGCAGGGGTCGTCGTCGGTCGCAACTGTTCGTCCGTGGTGACACATCTCGCCGCCGTGGTAGTGTTCAAAGTCAACCATTAGTGAGTCTCCGCGTAGTGCTGTTCGTGAGTCTTTGCGCTGAACATCGGGAGCTTGTCCTGCCACCACCGTTTCCAGAGACACCGGAAGTTCGAGCAACGCACTCCGTAGGAGCGTTCCTCAACATCCGCGTCACACGCAGGACAGTTCTCGGGGTAGTCGTCGTGTGGTTCCATTACTGAGTGACCTTCTTCGCACAGCTCCGGCAGTAGTACCGCTTGTCGCTGTCACTCGGGAAGGCGATTCGCCAACCGCCATTCTGCTTATCCCGAGTGACCGGCGTTCCGTTCAACCGAGGGCCGCCACATCTCTCACACTCTAAGGCCACGTTCCACCTCGGAACTCGATGAACCGGCCTTCGTCGTGATCGTAGCCGCCCCGAACCCTCTCGCCACAGTCCTTACACCGCCAATTCGCCTGATAACCCCGACCGGAGAGCCACGTTCGGTTCTCGTGGTCACACATCCAGAGTCAACTCCTGTATCTCGCTCGTTCGGAACGGCTTGCTCCGATCTTGTCCCTGAACCGTGGACTCGATAACGACCTCCGCGACCTTCTCGTGAGGATAGTCCTTAGCGAACACTCCGGCTTCTTCGAGCCTCGATGCGACTTCCCGCCGCGTTTCGAGAGGGAGCTTGTTCGGCTTGAGGTGGAACATATGTCCACCACGGGAGTCGTTCTTCGGTCGGGCTATCACGTCGTGGGTCTTGGTATGGGTGACACTCATCGGTTCTTTGGGTGGAAGATGTGGTTCTCGGGGTACTCTCGCTGAGCCGACCAGCCGAAGGACTTGAGCCACACCGAGAGACAGCCTTCGCAGAGGAAGACCGTCATATAGCCGCCGTTGATACCTCCGGTGTAGTCGCTCAGGACGCCCTTCTCCCGCCCTCCCCGACCACACTCCGGGCAGTAGTCGTCGTGGTGGTATCCCTCGAAGTGAATCCCCGAAGGCATCGACCGGAAGGGGTTTTCGTCCGAAGCGTGGGGTGGCTCGAACACCTCGGTATCCACTCCCCACATTTCCACGAGGGCTTCCCGTCGTTCGATTCCGATTAACTCCTCTCCGTTGTCGTCGGTGGGTCTAACACTCATTATTGTGTCTCTAAGTCTTTATACCGAACCAACCAGAGTCAGCTCGTCGCTCAGGTAATCCTCTTGGAAGTCCATCTCGTCCTCCCAATCCTTCTGACAGTCCTCGCAGTAAGCGAACGGGTGGCTCCGACCTTTGACCTTCACTACGTGGTCGTGGTCACAGACCTCGTTCTGGTAGTGCCATTCCTCCTCGCGGAGTTCGTCGATACGCTCGTCGACGGCCCAACGAATCCCATTTCGGATGGAAGTCTCGATCTCGGCCTCGTTGACGCCGTTCTCGTAAGCGTCCTTAATCTCTCCCGGCGTTGCCTCGACGGTGAACTCGACAGTCACCGTTCCCCACGTATCTCCGGTGTATTCCTCACATCGGAGCTTCGAGCCGCCACGGGAGCCGTGCTTCATCTCCCACTTCCCTCGGGAGTAGGGAACGACCTGCCAATCAGGGGAGCAGGAATACGTCGCCATCCCCTCGATGTGGCCCTTATGATCGTAGGTCTTCAGGGTGACGTGGGGCAACTTCACCCGAAGGTGCTTCATATCCCTCGGGTACAGCTCGAACCAGCGCCCCATCCAGCGGGCCTTCCGAAGTTTCCGCCACGCTTCTTCGTCGTTGGCGTGGAATCGGTAGTGGTAGTCCCGACCGTCCGGGTTCCCCATCCAGTCCTCGGGGTAATCGTCCCACGTCATTATGCTTCGACCTCCTCGATGGGGAGAACCAGCGGTTCTTCGTCGGTGTCTATCGGGTCTTCCGACCAGAAGAACACACCAAACGTCTCGGAGTCGTATTGGTGAACGTCGTAGGCTTCGGTGTAGTTCTCGTCGTCGTCAAACGCCTCGTTGAACGCTACGACGGCATACACGTCCGATTCGGCGGTGACTATGATCTCGTAGCGATTCTCTCTCGTCGGGTGGTCGGTGAATCCAATAACTGACATTCTCACTCCACGATGTAGTGGCCGTTCGGCGTCTCGTAGACCGTGCCGGGCTTCACGTAGTCGTCGTCCTCTGCCATCACTTCTTGAACCGCGATTTCCAGAATATCCATTATGCGTATCCTGCTTGGTAGACCGCTTCCGCTTGCTCGAACTCCGATTCCTTCGCGTCGGTGAACACCTCGATCTCCACCACAGCACGGGGATAACCCTCGGTGTCAGCGGTGAAGTTCTCGTAGATAATCCAGCGACCATCGAGGTCTTCTTCGAGAAGGTCTGTCGCCGCGAAAATCGCATCGAGGTCATCGTCTTCATCCACCGCATACTCAGCGGCGAATACGTCCAAGTCCTCCTTCAGCCGGTCTATGATGTGCTTTTCGAGACTCATCCCTTGATGATTTGGAGTCCGTGGTTTGCTTCGAGGACGTGTTCCGCCGCTTCCTTCGTGGGGAAGGACTCGATAATATCGAACTGAACGCCGGTTTTTCCAACATCGAAGTATGGTTCTGTCGGGTCGATTAG